CAAGGACCTGGGACTAAAGAAGCTCCTGTGAAGACACCTACTCGTACAAAACCAAAGAGAAAAAATCCTTACCAACCGAAACACAAACCAGCACCTAAAGCTAAGGTGGAGGATAAAGACTTACCAGATTTTCTTAAATTTGACAATCTAAATATATCATTCAAAGATGAAGAAAAAAATTAAAGAACAAATCGAATATGATGGTCCTGAAAGAATGGACCAAGGAATTCAATCAAAATTAGAAAAGGGGGAGACACCTATGTCTGATAATCCAGGTTTACCTAGAAAAGACAATGATGAATTCGATAATTCATTTGAACAGTTAGTCGCGTCAAAAAGATTTCGTGATGTAGTTGAAAAAGTTAAGAGATATACAGGTGTAAATGAAGTAACTCAGAATCAGTTAATGAATTTACAGGGTATGTTGATGCAAGCCGTTAAACAAGTAAAACAGATTGAGTCAAATAATGAAGGTTATTTGGAACAATTGGCTGTTGATGTCGTTAAAAAAGAATTATCATTACCTGATGATGCATTTCAATATGATGTTGAATTAACGTCTATGCCAGGTCAGATTGATATGTCAAAAATGAGAAAGGATTCTGAAGAACCTGAAGACGAAGATGTTTTAGACCAGTTTGGTGTTGAAGAAAATGAAGCGGAAGATGATTTAGAGAATTTTATGGCCGCTTTTGAAAAGTTTGACTTAGAAAAGGCTAAAAGACGTTTTATTAACACTTTAATTCAAGGAGCATCTAAAAAAGGTCATTACATGTATCATTTAGTTAAAGATGAGTTAGAAAAACTTGACCCAAAACTATTAAATTTATATGGTGTATTAATGTCCGTTAATGATTTATTATACTGGATTATGCCAGATGAAATGGTTATGAAAGCTGCTGAAAGTGGTCAAGGAATGGAAGGTAAGGAAGAAGTTGATGATACTACTGACCCACCAACTATAAAGGCTAAAGGATTGTTTTTTCCTATATTGATACATGAACTTCTAAAAGGTGTTTACGAAGTCTTAGGTACCCAAGGATTACCTGACGACCCTAAAGCTGCGGATATGGTTATGGCATCTCAAGATACATTACCTTACGAAATATGGGATTTACGATTAGGACCAGTAATTTGGGAAAAATTTATGGCTTCGTATCCTGAAAAATTATACGATGACGATTTAAGAGAAATACAAAATTATTTATTTTCACGATTTTCTTCATTAACTACTGATGAATTTTTCGATGTTGCTAAAATGATTATGTCTGGTTCTGATGATGGTAAAAAAATTGTAGCTAAAATGGTGGATGAGATTATAGAAGAATTAAAGTCTCAAGATTATGAAGATGCAATATCACAGTATGACGATGACGATGATGACGATGATGATGACCTTTCAGGTCTTTTAGACGGGTTGGGTATTTCTTTATCATAAAAAAAACTTATTATGTATAGATGGGACTATCAAGAGAGCAAGTTTTATTGGAATATGCTAGGTGTGTAAAAGATACCCCTTACGCGTTAAAAACTTATCTACAAACCTACGATAATACACAATCACAGTACGTACCTTTAGAATTATTTTCAGACCAAAAAACATTAATTAATGATTATGATACTTATGAGGAAAATATTGCCTTAAAGTATAGACAGGCCGGTGTATCTACAGTTACCGCAGCTTGGGCATCAAAAAAAGTGGTTACTGCGTCTAAGAAAAAACCTGAAAAGGTACTAATAATTGCAAACAAATTAGATACATCACAAGAATTCGCTAATAAGGTTAGAAGTTTTATTGACCAATGGCCTACATGGTTTGGGATATCTTATTCTAACGAAAAAAATTCTCAAAGACATTTTAAATTATCAAATGGTTGTGAAGTTAAAGCAGTTGCAACCTCAAAAGATGCACTTCGTGGGTATACACCAACAATACTTATTTTTGACGAGGCGGCGTTTATTGATGCTGATGATGACTTTTGGTCTGCATGTATGGCGTCACTTTCTACAGGTGGTAAAGTTATCGTAATTTCTACGCCTAACGGGTTTGACCCGATATATTATACCATTTATGACCAAGCGCTAAGGGGTATGAATGATTTTAAAATAACTGAGATGTATTGGTATCGTGACCCTCGTTACGCTAGAGACCTACAACTTATAAAATGTAATGATATTATCCATTACATGTTAAATAGAGAAGATTATGATGATAGTAAAATTATAATAAACTATACCGACATAAAACCTCGTGAAAGGGATTATGTAGAAATTAAAGAAAAATTAGCAAATGGATACAAAGTTTATTCTTCATGGTTCGAAGGTATGGCTAAAAAACTTAAATTCGATAGAAGAAAAATCTCACAGGAATTGGAGTGTAACTTCTTGGGTTCAGGGGATAACGTCATCCCAAATAGTACGATTGAAATTATTAAACAAAACTATATACAAGAACCAATAAATAAGTTTATAGGTGGTTCTTTATGGCAATGGAAAGAGCCAATACAAGGACATAAATATATTATGGGTATTGATGTTTCTCGTGGTGATAGTGAGGATTATACAACATTTACTATAATAGATTTTGAAACAAGAGAACAAGTTCTTGAGTACTTAGGTAAGGTACCACCAGATGTCGTCGCAGAAATAGCATTTAAATGGGCGACAATGTATTCAGCATTTATCGTAATTGATATTACGGGTGGTATGGGTGTATCCACATCAAGAAAACTACAAGAATTAGGATATAAAAATTTATATGTTGAAGGTGTTAATGCCGCTGATAAATGGAAATATAACCCTAAAACTTTAGATAAGATTCCTGGATTAAATTTCAATAATAAAAGAGTACAGATTGTGGCATCATTTGAAGAGGCCTTAAGACATAATTTTGAAATAAGGTCAACAAGGTTATTAAATGAATTAAACACTTTTGTTTACATTAACGGTAGACCCGACCACCAAAAAGGACAACATGATGATTTAATTATGGCTATAGCTATGGCGATTTATGTTGGGGAAAATTCATTTACTCAATTAGAAAAGGTGACAGAACAAACTAAAGCCATGATGGAAAGTTGGTTAGTTAATGAAACTCCCGTCAAAAATACCTCTAACGATTTTCATCCAAGTTTATCTGCATTACCAGGGGGAATAAACCACAATAGACACAGAGGACAAGCGACTAGGCAAGACTATCAAGATAATTCTTGGTTATTTGGAAAATTTTAAATGTTTAGTTTAATTCAAATAATGTTACTATTTATCTAAAAAAGAAGTATGGCAGAAAATTATACTATATGGCAACGACTTACTAAGGTATTTGGTCCTGACTCAACGTTAGACCAACAAGCTCCCGTATTTAAGTTTGATAAGAAAGAACTTTTAAAGACTCCCGATAAAAAGGAGTATGAGAGAGAAAAACTTCAAGCCCAACAAACACTCTATCTTGGTCAACAATGGCAGAAGGTAGAGAACAACTTATATACTCAAGCGGTATATTATGAACCGACTAGACTAGCTTCATTTTATGATTATGAAAGCATGGAATATACACCCGAAATATCTGCGGCGTTAGATATATATGGGGAAGAATCAACAACGGCAAATGAAGATGGATTTATATTACAGATTTACTCAGAAAGTAAACGAATTAAGTCAGTACTTGGGGATTTATTTAACAATAGACTCGACATTAGTACTAACTTACCTATGTGGACAAGAAATACTTGTAAGTATGGGGATAACTTCGTTTATCTAAAGTTAGACCCTGAGAAAGGGGTTATGGGGGTACAACAACTACCTAATATTGAAATTACTCGTCAAGAACGAGGAATGAAAATAAAACCTGAAAAAAATAGTACAGATACCGATAATGATGCTTTAAAATTCTTATGGCAAAATAAAGATATGGTATTAAATACGTGGGAAGTGGCTCACTTTAGATTATTAGGTGATGACCGTAAATTACCTTATGGTACTTCTATGTTAGAAAAGGCGAGAAGAATATGGAAACAACTTATTTTATCTGAAGATGCTATGTTAGTTTATAGAACATCAAGAGCACCTGAAAGACGAGTATTCAAAGTTTTTGTAGGTAACATGGATGACAAAGATGTCGAACCTTACGTACAGAGAGTTGCTAACAAATTTAAAAGAGACCAAATTGTGGACTCTAATAACGGTAATGTCGATTTAAGATATAATCAAATGGCGGTTGACCAAGATTACTTCATACCCGTTAGAGACGCTAACGCACCTAACCCTATCGACACATTACCAGGGGCTCAAAACTTATCAGAAATTGCTGATATTGAATATATACAAAAGAAATTATTAACGGCACTTAGAGTACCTAAAGCATTTTTAGGGTTTGAAGAGGTTGTTGGTGATGGTAAAAACTTAGCGTTACAAGATATAAGATTCGCTCGTACAATCAATAGAATTCAAAAATCTATGATTCAAGAGTTAAATAAAATTGCTATAATACATTTGTATCTATTAGGTTTTGAAGACGAATTAAATAATTTCACATTAGGTCTTACTAACCCATCAACACAAGCGGACTTACTTAAAGTTGAACAATGGCAACAAAAAGTTGCTCTTTACCGTGATGCAGTTTCTGACCCAGGTAATGGTATACAACCTGTTTCTTCTTCTTGGGCTAAAAAACATATTCTTGGTTTCTCAGATGAGGAAATTAAATTAGATTTACAACAACAAAGAATCGAAAAGGCTGTTGGAGCAGAACTTGAAAAAACACCTGAAACAATCACTAAAACAGGAATATTTGCAAACATCGATAAATTATATGGTGATAAACCTGGAGAAGGTGGCGCACCTGAAGGTGAGGTTACAGAACCTTCTGACACCGGATTTGGTGGTGGTGGAAGTGATTTTGGAGGTGATTTAGGTGGTGATTTAGGTGGTGATTTAGGTAGTGATTTAGGTGATAGTGGTACAGATACGGGTGGTGAAGCGGCAGCTGAGGTTACACCTGAAAGTACTACAGAAAAAGATTTAAATATGATATTAGAAAATGATATGATTAACGGTATATCTGAAATTGACCTATCAAAAGGAAGAGCTTCTTTAGGTAAAATTGAAGATGAACTAAGAACATTACTAGATGACTAATATTTATAATAAAAACGTTATGAATAAATTCGGACAAATAAAATCAAATATAGAATCTTTAATGACTAAGTCATATGGTAAAAATTCTTTTAAAACCAATATGAAGTCATTTAAAAATCATGTAATTGAGAACGAGAAACTTGCTGAAGCATATTTTCTTTATGATGAACTTTCCAAGAAAAAAGGTTTATCCAAAGAAATTGTTGATGACTACGTAAATGAATGTATTGAAACAATAAAAGATATATTAACTACTGAGGATAAAAAAATTAAAGAAATTAATATGTGGGTTTCTGAAGGATTAAAAAATAATTCAGATAACAACTATACCGATATTGATACTGTAGTTTATAATAACTCGGTTAGAAACTTAGAAGAAGTTTTAGAGTGTAAAAATAATATAAAAAAGTTATTAGGTGAAAATAAAGAGGATGTGAAAATTAACGAATCAGTTAACATTCCTTTAAGTTCTATGTTAAAAATAGCAACAAACACATTTAATAAGGAATATGGTGATATCAGTGAGGAAGATAAAAAAGAATTAAAGGCTCTTTTATCACTCTCTAAAACTGAATTAGCTGAAGAGATTGTAAATTCTAAAAGTATTGTATTAGAAAAATTAACTGAAAAAATTAATGAATCGAATGATGAAGATTTACATGAAAAAGTAAATCAGACTATAAGTCATATTAATGAGTCCGAAATTTCATTAACTTCACTTTATAAGTTAAAACAATTAGAACACGGTTTATAACTTTAAATTACATATATAAAATAAAAAAAGGGTTCAGATTTCTGAATCCTTTATTTTTTGGATATAAATGGCTTTTTGTTTTTGTTTACGTCTCTTAGTAGACTTCTTAGTAAACTCTTTTTCCTCTCGAAGCCTATTCAACTGTTTAGTCTTATAAACTTTATTCTTATACCTTTTTAAGGCTCTTTCGATATTTTCTTTTTTTCCTATTTCTATTATTAACATATATGACTTATTATAATAAATATATTCAACTTATCAATATTTTGACAATCGTACTTTTTATGGTTATATTTTTAACGAACAAATAAACATTAGATATTATGAATTTATATGAAAAAAGGAAAAACGTCCCAATTAACGGGATACGAAAACGCGAAATGTAGTTATGGAACAGTAGATGCAAAAAAATTAAAATCAGTTTATATTCTCATACAAAGTTGGGTGGAACCAACAATGACGGCTCATAATTGGGTTAGAACGACAGGTATGTTAGAGAGGGACATTAAACATCACTTATTAGAATCGGTGGACCCGTTATTATTTGAAAAACATAACATAGTCGATTTAGATTTAAGAAGTAGTGGTATACAATTAGGTAAAAGAAGTTTTATGAATTTAGAGGTAACATTATTTGTAAAAGAACAAATAGACTTTAAATCGTTGATACTTAGAGACAGGATAAAACAAATAGTTAATACATTATATGGGTATCCGTTAATGAAATCAAAATATTTTATACTACATAAAACTAAAAAACAGTCTGTTTAATCTATTTATAGTTAAAACAACTAAATGAAAGTCGTAATTAATGAAAGTCAATTATTAAGATTATTTGAAGCAAATACGCTTGTAGATAATCTTAATAATCTTATAGACCCTAAAAAATTTATATATGAATTTGGTTATGGGGATACTTTTATTTTACCAAGTAGTGTTATGATAGAAGGTGATATTCAAGACGAAGATATAAGTGTTCGGGTTAAAATTGGTAAAGTAATTTATAAAGGACAGGAAGTTACAGACTTCGCGAATAACTACGTTTTTTTCTCAGGAGAAGGTGACGATTCTGTTTTAACAACAGAATATAAGATATTCGTTAGTGACAAAATAAACCAATTATTAAGAGTAACTCCAATTAGAATAAGTGAATGGGACGTTTTTATCTCGATGGAATACTAAACGTAGCATATTTATAAAATAAAAGATATGAAAATATTAGGACCAAATGATACGGGTAAAGGGATTTTAATTGAGTGGGATGCCGGTTTTATAAACCCAAACGATAAACGTAACGCCGATATTATAAAAGAATCATACGGTCAATTAGACCATTCTAAACCTTTTGAGTTTTACGCAGTATTACAAAAATACGACACACCAAATAGAAATGGTAGAATATATCCTGAATCAATATTAAGGAGAGAAGGTGAAAAATACCAAGAGGCAATAAAGAAAGGATTATCGATATCAGAACTTAATCACCCTGAATCGTCACTTATCGACTTAGACCGTGTATCGCACTTGATAACTGATATGTGGTGGGAAGGTAATGTTCTAATGGGTAAAATAAAATTATTGACATCACCAGGTTTTCATAAAACAGGTGTTGTATCATGTCCGGGAGACCAAGCAGCAAATCTTATGAGACAGGGAGTCACTATGGGGGTATCATCTCGTGGTGTAGGTTCTTTAGTTAAAAAAGGTGAAAGGAATGAAGTGCAGGACGATTTTGAATTAATTTGTTTTGATTTAGTATCTTCACCATCAACACCAGGAGCTTACTTATTCCTTAATCAAGATGATAGAATGAAGTACGATGAGAACATTGAAGAAGAGACAAAACAAAGAAGTGTAAATGGTGAACCTGAAAAAGGTTTAGACAAATCACTTGACTTAATGAAAAAATTAACCGATTATTTAGGATATTAATTAAAACTAAGAAAAAAAAATAAAATGGAAGAAAAGTATTTTGTAGCAAAAATTCAGTATGATATGCCAGACGAGCATTCAGGTAAGATTAAAAAAATCAGAGAAGAAAAATTAGTTAAAGGTTTTAACGTAACAGATGTTGAGGCTAAAGTTACTAAAGCCTTTGAAGGTTTTACTCACGATTGGAGAATATCTGCATGTGTCGAAAGTAAAATTGATGAAGTAATCGAGTAATACTTCACATACATATTATAAAATTAAAATCGGGTAAACCCCGATTTTTTTTTGCCTATTGTTTTATAAAGTGATTTTTTTTTAATTCGTGTATATTTATTATAAAAACTATAAATAAACATTTTGCAAAAAAATAACTAAAATGGCACAAAAAAAACAAAACTTAGTTGAAGAAGCGCTACTACAAATGGAAAATTTGAAGGAAGCCGTTACGGAGAATGCAAAAGGAATACTTGCTTCTACTATGAAGGAAGAAATCAGTGAATTAGTAAAAGAATCTCTAAATGAAGAAGAGATTGAAGACGAAGTGTCTGTTGAAGCAATGGAAGGTGAAAAAATGGAAGAAGGTGACGATATGGAGAAATCTGTAAAGCACGAAACAAAAGAACAAGACGAACTTGACATTGAAGACGACATGGAACTAGATGTTGACATGGACATTGAAGACGAATCCGATGAGGATGAGGATGATATGGAAATTGATACTGATGATATGCTTATGATGGATTTACCAGGTGATGAGTTAGAAGTGGATGACGAAGAAGAAATTCTTTTACCACTTGACCTTACAGGTGCATCTGACGAAGAAATCCTTAAGGTCTTTAAAGCTATGGGTGAAGAAGACGGAATCGTTGTTACACAAGACGGTGACGAAATCACACTTAAAGATGATGAGGCTGATGTTGAATATCAAATTCAAATGGAGGAATTCGGAGGTAAGAAAGGTGACGACTCTAAATCTCATAAGGACTACGAAGAATCTAACGAAGAATACGGAGGTAAGAAAGGCGATGATTCAAAATCTCACAAAGATTATGAAGAATCAAATGAAGAATACGGAGGTAAGAAAGGAGATGATTCAAAATCTCACAAGGATTATGAAGAATCTAACGAAGGAGACGAAGTAGTTTATGAAATTGAACTCGGAGAGGATGACGGAAACTATTATGGTGACGCAGCTGAAGACGACTACTCACAAATTGAGAAGTTGAAAAAAGACGCACACCACGATGCTGAAGAACATCACAAAGAGGAACATTACGAAGAGTATGGAGGTAAAAAAGGAGACGACTCAAAATCTCACAAGGATTATGAAGAATCTAATGAAGAGTTCGGAGGTAAAAAAGGTGATGATTCAAAATCTCACAAAGATTACGAAGAGGCTAAAGAAGGTATGGTGAGAAGTCACGCTGCTGGACAGAAAGCATCTTCTGATAAATCTAAAGGACTTTCAAAACCACATTCTATTCCTAATAGAGCAAGGTACAATGAATCACTTGAGAAAGAAGTAAAACAATTAAGAGAAAAAAATGAAGAGTACCGTAAGGCACTTAACATCTTTAAAGAAAAACTTAATGAAGTTGCTGTTTTCAATTCAAATCTAGCATACGCTACTCGACTGTTTACTGAGCATTCGACAACAAAACAAGAAAAAATAAACATTTTAAGACGTTTTGATTCTGCTGAAACAATCAAGGAATCGAAAAGTCTTTATAAGACTGTAAAAGAAGATTTAGACTCGAAAGGAAGTTCTGCAGTTGTAACTGAATCAGTTGCATCTAAAGTACAGAAATCACCATCTAAAGGTTCTGCTACAAATCTTATCGAAAGTAAAACTTACGAAAATCCTCAGTTCATGAGAATGAAGGATTTAATGGGTAAACTTCAAAAATAAAATTTAAAAAAAACAAATACTAAAATGGGAGCATTATTAGAATCAGGTCTTGTTGGTAATATTGGGTTAAAACACCTTAAAGTTATCAAAGAAGACACAATCAACAAATGGGACAAATTAGGATTCCTAGAGGGTCTTAAAGGTCACGTAAAAGAGAACATGGCACAATTATATGAAAACCAAGCGTCTCACTTAATTAACGAAGCATCTGCTTCAGATAACTCAGGTTCATTTGAAACAGTAGTCTTCCCTATCATTAGAAGAGTATTCTCTAAATTATTAGCTAATGATATCGTATCAGTACAAGCGATGAACTTACCAATCGGTAAATTATTCTACTTTGTACCTAAAATTCAGAACAGAAATGCTGATGGAACACATGTTGCACCTTTCGGAGCACCTAATGGTCCTTCTGGTACGTCAGTAAACTACGGTTCAGGTAAAAACCTTTATGATAGATTTTACGAAGGTTCTGCACCGAATTCAGACCCAGCTGGGTTATTCGATTACTCTAAAGGAGCGTTTTCAGGAATTGCTGCTAATACCACATTAGTAAAATGGGATGGTTCATCATTAGTAGTTGCGGCTGCAGGTGATTATGCAGGTAACCAAAGAACACTTTTAGTTGCATTATCAGGATTTGCATCTGCAGGTCAAGGTAAATTAATCGGACCTACAGGTAACGAACAAGATACTGAGGATTTCTTAGCATCATTAGAAGTACAAATAGGTGGTGATTACTTTAACTTTAACGTGGTAACACAGAAGTACGGTAAAGGTATCGTTCAATACGGTAACGAATCTCAAACTAACTTCCCTCCAGGAAACTATACAGGACCAGGTGGTAAGTATGATGATATTTGTACTGCTGACGGTGTAATTTATTTATCAGTTGATACTTCAACACCTGTTGTTGGATGTGCTAACTGTTCAATCGATGGTTATACAGGTACTACATTCGCGGCTAACCCTACGGTTGGTGCGACTTACAGAGTATATGCTGACTTAGAATTCGAAGACCAAATGGGTGAAGTTTCTTTTGACCTTGATGCAGTTACTGTATCGGTTACAGAAAGAAAACTAAGAGCACAATGGTCTCCAGAATTAGCACAAGATGTTTCTGCATTCCATAACATTGATGCTGAGGCTGAATTAACAGCTTTATTATCAGAACAAGTGGCTGCTG